GGAACAGAGAACCGAGCCAGATCGGCCTCCGACAGGCTACGCGCACTATTCGCCAGATTCTGCGCGTGCCCCGCCTGCATCAGCTCTCGCAAAGCAGGCTTCGGCCGACCATTCGGCTCGAAATAGTACTCGTACTTACCCTCGACCATGCGTCGATCCACATTCTTGATCTCCGCATCATACATGGCCGAATTGGCCTCATGAGAGGCCTTCATCACCTGCGCATCCAGGAGGCGAAGCTGCTTCCGCAGCGCCACCGCCTCCAGCGCAGAACTCGCCCCGCGACCGACTGTATCCTCCATCGTCGCGGAAGCACCACCGGGCGTCGATGCTCCGCCCTGACTGAACGCCAGCATCGGGTTCAACCCCGCCTGGCGCATATCCTCCACAGAGCGCTGGTACGCCGTATTCGACATGCGCTCCTGAAACGCCATCTGCTCGCGAGCGATCCGAAGATTCGCCTTGTTCGCCTGAGACTGGCCGAACGCGCTCGCGATTCCCGCCACCAACGGCGGACCAAACGTGGTCACTGCCAGCGGGAGAGGCATCAGAAGTGATCGATGAGGCCCGGCACGCCGTAGACCGGCATCGGGCGCGCCGTCACCAACGAGAAATACGAGTCGAACAGGAAGTGAGGCTCCGTCGGGACCGCAATCACGCGATCGACCGGCGGATCCTCCACGATGAAAGCGGAATTCAGCTGAGGAAGCGCACTGAACTCCTGTGACAGATGCCAGATGTCGAGCGTACCCGCAACCGTCGAGCGGAACAGGCCGCCAATCTGAGACGGCTTGTAGCGGTACTCGGCATACCGCTCTTGATACCCGAACGCGAGCTCGCGACTGGCCGTCGCCTGCATGTAGATCTCTTTGTTCAGCACCGCCTGCTCACCGATGTGAGACAGAGCCGGCCAGTAGAAGTCGTACCGCGTCGTCCGAGACCACATCCGGTTCAGACCCTGCTGGTACGTCAGATCCGCTCGAGCAGACACGAGGCCGATGATGCACCCATGCTCCGTGAAGCTCTTCACGAACCCGTGATTCCCGATCGAGGCCGTAGCGTACGCCGCCAGATTCCCCTGCGGCGTCGTACCGTCCTCCGACGTCTGAGCGATCGGATTCACGTGAATAGGCGTCGAACCGCCGCCCAAGTACTCCGGACGCTGCAGACGCGCATCCGGAGACACCACACCGAAGTGAGAACGAACGATCTCCGTGTACCGCGTCCCACCTCGAGCGTCCCGCTCCAGGAGCCGTTGCACCTGGAACGCCTGACGGAGCTCGTTGATAGAGGCCGCCGTAGCGTCCGTGAGATCTGCGTACAGCGAATCACCGACGTTGCTCGCCACGCTGCTGACGACCAAGCGACCCGCCGTCGCATTGTCCGCGTCGATCTGATAGTACCCTGCGGTCGCCTGGGTCGAGTAGATCCCCAAACTATCCGTGTTCCGAGTCGCATCCGTCGCGATCGGAGCCACCGTACCCAACGGCAGAGAAACCGCATCGCCCTTCTGAGGCCAGGGCAGGCACGAGGTGAAGTAATCGTGGCGCTTGCCACGACGCAGCAGCACGTAGTCACCCGATGCGTCCGGGCCGTCATCGGTGTCGACCACCACCGAATCCTGAAGGTTCTGATCGCGGAACCACTCATTCCAGATCAGGTTGTACGCCCGCGAGAACAGCGCCGAATGACCGTACCCGTCGGTCGTACCGACCGGGAGACCGAAGTAGTCCCAGAGGGTCCCCACGGCCGGCGCATGAGCACTCACCTGCGGAATCGTGTAGTCCGTTCCGAGGTCGCCCGGGTCCGTCAACTCCCCGCAGAACTTCTGCCAATTCTGCCACACCAGCCGATACGGCACGAAGAAGAAGAACGACTCCAGGAACATGTTGTCCATGAAGGGCTTCAGCGGCGTCGCCAACCGAGCGAACGCCGACATCTTCAGGTTGAACGTGTCCCCCGGCAGCACCTCGTCCACGAACACCGGCACCAGATACCCGGCGTCGAACGTGAACTTGTTGCCGTGGGACCGCGGGAGCTTCGACCGCGGGATATCCGCACGCGGCACCTGACTGAAGCTGTGCTTCATCACTGACTTACTCATTCACCGCCTCCAGCTTCCTCACCCGATCGAGGACCGAGAAATCCACACCGTTCCCCAACGACACCGGCGCCCGCTCAACCGTCAACTGCCCAGTCTGCGGGTTGAACGTCGCCAACTCGAACAGCGTGTAGTCCTCCGGATGCTGTCCGACCGGGTGCGTCTGGTCTTTGACCAGATCGCCGAACGACCGAATCGCCTCACCCCTAGACGGGGAGAAGAACGGCCGCATATACCCTTCGGCGGCCGAGTCATACAACGCCAGCAACACGAGAATCATTGGAAATCTCTCCGATGAAGGTTTAACCGCGCTTCAGCACACACAGCACGCACCTGCAACCGCCTAGGCGTTTCATTCGCCCGATTTCGACGCTCCCGTCGGCCCTCACGCACGGCTTCGGCAACATCCGGGCGAGAACCATCGAGATAGGCGTCATAGTACCGGGGTGGCTTGGAGGGCCTCCCTCTTGCGATGACTTCGTCACTTGGGAACACCTCCGATTCATACCGCTCTATCCAGCCCCGGCCGATCCCCGGACGGCGCGACATATTCGCGAACTCCGGTACCACCTGTACCAACTCCCCCGTCTGCGTGTCCACACGCTGGTAATGCTCCGCAGCGCGAGACCCACTCACCTTTTTCGTCACATATCTCGCGACATAGGCCGCAGACTCGAACGTCACCGCGCCCAGGTAACAATCTCCGAGCCTCCACGAGGCATCCAACTGAGCGGAAAGCCATTGCGGAGCTCCTGACTTTGACGGGGGACCCTGAACCCGGTCGGGAAAATCCCGACCGAACAACAACGCGTGATAGTGCGGCCGCAGCTTACGCTCGCCGTACTCCCCGCAGTAGAAATAACGGAAGCCTCCCGACTTCCGGAGACGCTTCAACCACAGCGTCACATCCCGCAACGATAGAGACCCGTTGGCGGGTAAATGCTCATCACGATACGTCAACGTGACGAAGCATGAATCTTGATGCATGCTCGACTCGTGCATGCATCGCAGCGCCCACTGTCGGGAGCGCTCTAAGCGGCACCCAATACAACGCCCGCAGGGTAGCCGCATCTCCAGGCCAGTAGACTTGTGCCTGGAAAACGAAATCCCCCCCTCGGGCTTGCGGAAGCCCTCAAGGGGGAAATAGCAGGGCATCGGCCCTTACAGCCGAATGCCACCACGCATGGGCATCCCGCCCATGCTGTTCTTGCGGTGCACACGCACCGCGCCCGCAGTGAAACTGCGCTTCGACTTCCGTCGAGACATCTTCGATCGGCGCACAGCGCCTCCAATTCAAGGGGGATCGGTTACCCGAATCGCTCCATGCTTCAACGCATCCCTTGAAAAATCAATAGGTCAGAGACTGACCAATCCCTAGCCTGTCCTCCCTTGTGCGTTCCCCGGGGTGTCCCTTACGCACGCGATCGCGTTGCTCCCGCACGCGCAGGGTGACCCCGGCGCACTCTCTTCGAATCGGACATGGCCTAGCGGCCCGGGAACACCGGGCCGCAAGCTCGGCGCCTCAACGCCTCGCCCAATACAGCCGGCCATTTTGGCCGGCTTGGACTGACTGGTGTCAGTCCGCACACTTACAGCGAGAGCAGACAGTGTGCCAGCGCCCGCCGACGGGCGCAAAAAAGGGCCTCCCCGACCATCCGAGGAGGCCCCTGACCGCGCCAACGCGGCCCAGAACGACTCTAGGCCGTCGGGCCTGGAGTAACCGTCGCCCCTGGCGCCGACGCCGCCACAGCCGGCTTGGGATCGCTCACACGAGAGCGCTCTTCACGCTTGCGGCGTTCCTTCGGAAACACCTCCCTAGCGATCCCCTCGAGCAGCTCCTGCCCCTTCGGGTCCTGGAGCACCTCGAGATACCGGAGAGGATCGTTGTCGAACTTCGCCCGCACCTTGGCGGGCAACGACATGAAGTACTTCTCGGCCGCGCGAGCATTCTCCAGCGCGGTCCGATAGTCACCGACCTCCGACACATCCAGGAACTGGGGGACCCCACGCGCCAGATGCGTTAGAACCCCGGTCCGCTGGAACCGGGACACGATCTTGTTGACGTCACACGCGTCCATCTCAGACTGCTTCGTTCGACCCGGCCCCGTATCCAACCGGGGCCGCGGGTCCGCTCGCAGCATACCCATTCACCGACCTCCCCTCATGAGAGAAAACAGCAACGGAAGGAACATCTGAGCGCCCTTGCCACCGGCACCCACGGTGCCGAACAGCTCAGCGATCGCCTTGCGCTCAGGAACAGAGAACCGAGCCAGATCGGCCTCCGACAGGCTACGCGCACTATTCGCCA